GGAGACAAATTGGAAACTCAAATAGTACTGATTTCTCTATTACAGGAGCCAACACTACGAAATTATTGTCTGCATTTGCGGGAAACAGCAATGAACAGAGAATATACTTCAACGGTGCCAATAACAACATGAATTTCAAGTTTGATGGTAACACCAACAGACTTTGGATAAATAATGATGTTACTGTGTATCGTGACGGCGGAGAAAATACCGCAACAGACAAGGCAACATTGGCAAGTTCTGATTTACAAATCAAATTTGCAGGCAATAATAACTTGTTTGCTTATGCTACAACAACTGGACTAAACAACTATTTGAAGTATGATGTTACTGGCAATACCAACACTATTAAATCTACACAAATTGGCAGTGCTGGTACCGGAACTCGTCAATCGGGTCACTATCAAGATGTTACCATTCTCGGCGGAACAAATGATGTTATGATATATCAACAAGGCACCGTTCAACAATATTTCCAATATAGTTTGATTGGAAGTAACAACACGGTCCGAGTTTCACAAACAGCAACGGCTGCTCCAACATTCACAGTCAACAACACCAATCAGCTGGCTCCTCAAGGACCGGGTAGCGCAACAACCGTTATAGGCAATCCGTAATAATGAACAAAATTGTTACATTGTTTTTGATGTTCTTTATATTGAACAATGTTTATGGTGTTGTGGGTAAATTGACAGAGGTGACTGGTCCTACACAAGTTAGTAGGGCCAGCACCAAAATTGAGGGTAAGGTTGATGTGGGTATAGAAATAGATGATACCATCGAAACTCTCAAATCGCGGGTTGGTATAACATTTGAAGATGGTACCAGAGTACAATGTACCGAGTTTAGCAAACTGGTTATAGATACATTTGTGTATGATCCAAGTAGTGGAAAAGGAAAGCTTGCAATGAAGGCAACAATGGGAACTGTAAGATATGCTTCTGGATTGATTGCTAAAAATAATAAAGAAGAAGTAAAAGTAAAAACTCCCACGGCATCTATATCAGTACGTGGCACAGATTTTTCAATGACAGTTGATGAATTGGGTAGAAGTTTGGTTATTCTTTTACCATCCCAGCCACAATTTGGACCTTCCGTTGTTGGTCAGATAACAGTTAGCAATGGACTTGGAACGGTTGTATTGACTAAAGCATATCAGGCTACATTTGTAGCATCAAGTTCTGTTGTACCATCTTCTCCAGTACTTTTGAATTTTGACGACGAAAGTAAAGTGAACAATATGTTGTTGATAGACACACCAAAAAATGTCACACAGGCCGCAAAAGAAGCAAAGAAAGCCGCGATTAATACAGAAAAAGAAGATACTGGTGAAGATAAAAATAAAAAAATGGAAAAGAAAGAAACAAAGTCCGAGAGTAAATCTGCTGCTACATCAGTCTCACAAGTTGAAGAAATTTCAACCGAATCTGCAACCGAAGCAACAAACTTACCAGTCGCCGTGGTTCAAGAAAACATTGTCACAAAGCTTGATATAACTGCTATAAGTCCAAGCACCAATATTGCTGTTATGGATGCAATTGCAGAAAAACAATCTGTGCAACCAACATCAATATCAATTGTACCAATAGCACCAATTATATCTATACCAACTTCTACAGTAAATAATGGATTTACAACTAACGGAACTCATGCTATATTGTATATAACCAATGGAAACAATATGGTGTGGTATACTTTAAAAGCCGACGCAAATGCTATATTCAATATAACTCAAAACACCGAATCAAAGGAATATCCATTAAACTTTGGTTCCAAACTTAAAGTTAATATAATTCAAAAATGAAATCTCATATTCTTAAACTATTTGGCGTCGGTTTGCTGATATTAACTGCACTTGTTGTGCTACGCATACAAGATTCATATCCAATAGAAGTAATGAGGCTCAAGGGATTGGACTATTATCAACGCACACAAGACAAAGTAAAAAGTGAAAATATTATTATTGTTGAAATCGACGAAAAAAGTTTAGAAGAAAAAGGACAATGGCCGTGGCCAAGAAATGAATTGGCGGATGGTATAAAGAAGGCGTTTGAAAATGAAGCAGCCACTGTAGTATTGCCAATTATATTTGCAGAAAAAGATAGAATGGGTGGAGACGCAGCATTTGTGGAAATACTGGGAAAAGCACCTGTAATCACAGCACAATCTGCGGCAGTAAAGGGCAAAGGCGTGCCAGTACCAAGAGGTATGGCAACGATTGGTGGCAGTGCGGATGGATGGTTGTATGATTATCCCAACGCAATTGGGCCGATAAAAGAAATAGGTGAATCGTCTGCTGGTGTGGGAATGTTATTGACGGCACCTGAACTCGATGGCGTGGTACGTCGCTTGCCGTTGGTTGTGCAAGTAAAAAAAGAAACATATCCAACTTTACCTTTGGAAGTGTTGAGAGTGTTTGGAAATGAACCGAGCTATCAAGCAAAAATCAATGAAGCAGGAGTACAAGCCATAAGAGTAAAAGGCTCCGCGCCAATAAATACAGATGCCAGTGGTAGAGTATGGATAAACTTTAAATACAAATTTGATAATATTTCATATACAGATAAAGATTGGAGCAAAGTAAAGGGTAAGATTGTGGTTATAGCATTAACTGCTGAAGGATTAACAAACACAGTAGCAACTTCTGTGGGCATATCATATGGACACGAAGTTAGTATGCAGACACTACAAATGTTGGTTGATGGAAATAGACTGGAACGCAAAGCGGAGTTTGATTTATATGAGTTGGCAGTTGGAACATTGCTTGGATTGATTCTTGTAACATCTGCTGCATATCTTGGCTATGTTTATAATGGAATACTTGTGTCATTTATGATTTGTGTGTCATTTGGTATTGGAATGTATCTATTCAAGCACAATGGCTATTTGGTTGATTATACTTGGACAACTCTCGCAGCATTTTTGCCGTGGGTTGGTGCAATATTTATGAGATTTGTGATGGAGTTCAAATTGAAGATGCAAATCAAAAAACAATTTGGTACATATCTTTCACCAGCACTGGTTGAAAAACTACAAAAAAATCCGGGCTTGCTCAAACTCGGTGGCGAATCCAAGGAGTTGACTATACTATTTTCCGATATAAGAGGATATACTGCGTTGTCTGAGCATTTTGGGAAAGATGTACAGGGGTTAACATCTCTCATTAACCGTTATATGGATGTTATGTTGCCTATAGTAATGAAAAATGAAGGCACTGTTGGAAAACTTATAGGGGACGCTGTAATGGCGTGGTGGTCGGCACCTATTCATGTAAAAGACCAAGCAACACTTGCAATAAAAGCCGCGCAGGAAATGAATATCGCATTGGTAAAACTCAATGAAGAATCAAAAGCACAAGGAATCCCAACTCTATCAATCGGAATCGGAATAAATACAGGAGAAGTTGTTGTGGGAAATATGGGGTCAACGGAGCGATTTAGTTATGATATACTCGGTGACGCGGTGAATCTAGCGTCTCGCATAGAGGGTCAAACTAAAGAATATGGCGTGTTGATTATTTTGGGAGAAAATACTGTAAAAAAATACAAAAAAGAACAAGAAAATGCTAAAACTATGCAACTATTTGAACTTGATTGTATCGCCGTCAAAGGTAAAAAAGATGGTGCGAGAATTTATACAGTACTTGAAAATAACTTGAGTGAAAGTGATTATAAAATAATTGTTTCTGGTCATTTTGCTTTTCTAAATGATTACAGAATGCAAAGATGGGATAGTGCAATATCTCATGCTAATGAACTCATGACACAGAATAAAGAACTAAAGAAGTATTATGAAATGATGATTGAACGAATGTTGCAACTTTGTACTCAAAATCTTGACAAAGATTGGGACGGTGTGTATCGTGCTACTTCAAAATAATGAAAATTTCATTTCCTAAACCAGAAGTACATCCCAAAGGTTGGGGTGCTGAAACTTGGCTGATTAATTGTCCTGATTATTGTTCTAAATTTTTAGATTTTAAAAAAGATTCTCGTGGAAGTATGCACTTTCACGACAAGAAACACGAAACTTGGTACATTTTATTCGGTCAAATTTCCGTTTCGTGGGTGGACACACTCAACGCCCAAAAACATTCTCGCATTATTAGCGCGGGAGAAATGGTAGATATCCCTCGCCTCCAAACGCATCAAGTTCATGCTCTTGAAGATACTCGTATTCTTGAAGTATCTACTCAACATTTTGAAGATGACTCTTATCGTGTAATGGCGGGTGATTCTCAAATACAAATCAAATAGTTATTATAATAAGATATTTGCAAAAAATATCACTTTTTTAGAAAAAAGTGTTTGACTTTTCATTTTTTCTTCATCATAGTTATATTTATCAGTAACAAACATGAACTCGTATTCACACAAATCCCAAAACCTCGCCACTTCGTGGAGTTTGTGCTTTATTACACAACCTACACGTGGAGCCAATAAAGGCGATACAAAACAGGGTGTGGCATAATAGGAGTTAAAGTTTAATAACTTTACAAAACCTAAAAAGCCCACCCTCCAAAAGAGAGTGGGTTTTTTGTTTTTGGAATTTTTAGAAAAAAGTTAGAAAAAAAGATTGACAAAATAAAAAAAGTAAGTAGAGTAAATGAAGTTAAATGCAGAAAGTTTTTTAAAGCAAAGTTTAAAAAAAAAGAAAGTAGTAAAAAAGATTGACAAAATAAAAAAAGTAAGTAGAGTAATAAGTATCAAATTTAAGTTAGGTTCTTTTAACAATTCAAATTTTTAGGTTAGGTTAGATGGGTAAAAACGCACCTGTAAGCGCGATAAAATAGCCACCGGACCATTTAGGTACCGTTTTGTGGGAATCAATATCATTATGTAGGTTAGAGATAGTTTAGATGAAAAACATAATGTGAGGCCGAAGTATATAATGTTATTTATAAAGTTGAAGAAAGAAGCAACAAGACATGTATTTAGCGTGTTGAGTTTCTTTCTTCATATGTTCTGCGTGATATACAACCTCCTCGTGGTGCAGAACGGGACAAAATAAAAAAATATTTTGTGCGAATAGTATAGTTAAAAGAGTTTTTATAGATATTTATTATTAACATTAAAAAAATATGGAAGATAAAGATATACTCGTTGAGTTTTTAAGAGGTGGATGGATTGTTGCGCTAATTGGAGCACTGGGTATGTTGGCAAGAACTTTCATGGATGGTGTAAAACGTTCTTGTGCAGAACAAATCAGACGAATAATAGCAGCAGCAATATGTTCTACAATAGCATGGTTTATTTTAGAGCAAGTAGAAGTAAGCAGCTTGACAAAAGCAATCAGTTATGGCATAACTGGTGTGATAAGTCCAGAAATCCTTCAAGGTATAACACTTCTTTCAAAGAAGTTTGCTAAAAAACCAGAAGATTTCTTGAAGAAAAAATAATTTTTGCATCGGTAACTCAATGGTAGAGTATCTGTTTTCCAAACAGAATGTTGCAGGTTCGAGCCCTGTCCGTTGCACCAATTTGCAAACGCCACGTCATTGGTGAAATTGAGGTTGACTCAAATGACAAATTTTTTGGCCAAAAAAGGTGAAGAAGTAGTAATTAAACTTCTTGTGACCAAGCTGAAATGTAATACGTGATTCATTAGCACAGTCCGGTAAAGTGCGCCCTACGTTGAGTGGGGAGACGTGAGTTCAAATCCCACATGATTCGCCGCGACCTACATTTCTAAAAACTTTCTATGGGTATGTCGCATAGCGGCAATTGCAACGCACTGTAAATGCGTCGGCCTAACGGTCTCCGATGGTTCGAGTCCATCCATGCCCACCATTTTTAGAATACGGAAAATTGGCAGAGTGGTCTAACGCAGGACTTTGCTAAAGTCCCGATCCGAAAGGGTCCATAGGTTCGAATCCTATATTTTCCGCCAAATTTATATATGCCGAATAAACATAAATGGTAATGTGCTAGTCTTGTAAATTAGATAAGCGGGTTCGATTCCCGCATTTGGCTCCACGATTTATGCAGTAGTAGTTCAATGGTAGAATGCTTCGTTGCCAACGAAGAGGTCTGCGGGTTCAAGTCCCGCCTACTGCACCAATTTTAAATGCCGTGTGACATAGCTGGTTGTGATGACCCCTCTGCAAAAGGGAGAAGATTGGTTCGATTCCAATACACGGCTCCATTTTGTTGTGTAGTTCAGAGGTAGATCACTGACGGGATATGATGGTAAAAGACACCGAAAAAGTTCCCTAAAAGCAGATGCCGATGGTTCGAATCCATCCATAACAAATAATTTTACATATATAGCGACAATTGGTAGACGTTATG